CCAGTTAGGTAATTTGTACTTCCACTCACTTCATTAACAATGCCAGACGGAAAACTGCCATTCCATTGACTGCCATTTCCTGATACTGTAATGGCCGCACTTGCCCCTCTTGTCAAATTTGTTCCATTGCCGTAGTAATAGCTTTCACCAGCGCCTGTGTCATTGCTTTGCAGCACTAAATCAAATCGAGCAGGAACTGAAGCGTAAGCAGCAAGATTGACAGGATAAACTGCTTTTTGATTATCAACGCCATTGATCTGCCCCTTCACTTGAAGTCCAAGGATGCTACGACTTGTTGCGTCAATGTTTTTGGCGTTTGCCAACGGAGCGCTTCCAATTGTGACAGTGCCCTTGTCGCCACCATCGATATAAACGCTACTGCCATAAAGATTGATAAATGCGGCCTGAGAGGTGCCAGCAGTTGTGCGAGCACTGACAAACATCTTCATAAATGCACTACGCAAACTAGGCACTTCTAATTTGTTTTCAATAATGACATAATGCAACATCACCCATCGCGCTTCGCCATGCCCAGCGGGAACATAAGCAAAGAATTTTGCGCCAACCGCACCATACCAACTGAACTCAATTTTATACATGGTCACACGAGACAAGTCCAATTGCCATCCCGTGTCTGATTGATTTGCACTGACTTGATTGCCGTTCCAAGAAAGACGAGGAATTTTTGTTTCTAAGATAGACCCATCTGGATTTGAGCGTTTGTAAATAATGTACAAATCACTGCCTTTTTCAAGCTGAAAATAATAACCATCGCCATAATCATTCCTGCATCCCCATTGAATGATTTCACCATTGTGATCGCTTCCCGTTGACATGCGAACACCCATGGTGAAGCCCGTAACTCGACCGGGTTGATACCTGAACGTGCGCTTGCTTTCCCAATAAGCGTTCATTACGCCATTGGTGAAGCCACCAGGAAATCTCCCGGTGTTGTCATCAATGGAATAAGTGAAACTGATTGGCGGAGGATAGCAATAAGCTTGCAACGCGCTTTCGTATGGAAGATGCCTTCTATAAACACCAAAATCACCATCAAACGTGTAGTCAGAAGGATCGAGAAAATATGTGTAACTAAAAGAGCCACCAGGGCTTGCCGCCCATTCTTTTCTATTGACGCCATAAATATTGACGGCATTAAAAAGATTTAATGCAACTTCAGCGCGTTCAATGCCAAGTAATGTAGTTGATACTTCACTTTCCTGCCTATTGGTTACGTCAACAGAAACCGCTCTTTCCTCATCATTTACCGTGACGATAGAAACTATATCGGGACGTGATACAAGGATCAAATCCGAAAAAGTCTCTCCTGTTAACTGCTCTTTCGTATTCGGATCAATCAGATTAAGTCCAGTCGTAAAATCAATTAATTCCGCATCAATTTCAGTTTGCCCAGCGCGTTGAACGTTTTCGGCAATTTGATAATAATTCTCAATATTATCCCGATACGAGCTTGTCATTAGCCCGCCTCCTTAAACTTGCTCTTCCCAAGTTAACGCAGCACTCGCATCAATGCTTCCCGAAGATGCCTGAGCAAACACATAAAGGCTATCGCCTTCGGTCGCAGTCAATGGATAGGAAAGATAGTCTTTGTTGTAACCAAAGTAAGGAGCCAAGTCAATATCAACACCACCTTCACCAACAAAAAATGTGGCTACTGTTGTTCCACCAGAAACAGTATCAATACTAGAACTTGTAGTTACATTAACTGGACTCAGCGATCCAGCAGAAGAAAACGATGGCGTGCCAGATATAGTCGTGGGGTTTTTAATAAGCCTGACAACTCCTCGTCCACTCGTGCCAACACCAAGTCTTGTAGGATAAACCTGCATACGATTACGAATCGAATTCACCTCTTCCTTCACTTCAATAGCAAGAAGCATTGTGCCATTAGTATCTACGCTACGATCGCTGCTATTGCTTTGACTGCGAGCAACAATTGTTCCTTTATCCCCTCCATCGATGTAATAAGAAGCACCGTATTTATAAACAGAATTTTCGTTTCCACTGGTTGCTTTTTGGACAAGATAACTAATAGGAAGCGTTGGATTAGCGAGGCTAGGGCTCGTGAGCTGATTTGATGTACGAATATGATGCATCCTCACCCATCGCGCTTCTCCTGTCGTCGTGGCATCAGGAACATAGGCCAAGAAATGACCACCAACAGCGCCATACCAGCTATATTCCGTTTTGAACATCGTAACTTTAGAAAAGTCGATGTCCCAAACAGAAGTTAGAGTTTGGATGTTGCCATCATCATCAATAACAGTGGAGCCATTGCTATAAGTGACACTTGGGGAGTCGGCGGTGCCTCCAATTGATACAGTAAAACTATCTTTCCCCGGTGTACGATCGGAGTAATATTGAGTGCGAGTATCTGCGTCAAGTCTGTCGTGGCTAAAATATTTTCGAGGTACGCGATATTCGTAAGTATATCGATAGGAATTGGGAACTGTCAAGAAACCAGCGGAAACCGTAATACTACCGTCAGAAGAAGCATTGCTGCCAATGCTGTTGCCAGTTCCGCGAAGGCTTCGGTCAAATAATGCAGCATGAACATAAGTTAGGCCAGCCCTGACAATCACCAAATCAACACCAGCAGTTCCCCTGTCGCCATCGCCTGCATTGGGAGTGCGAATGCCAGTTTCGTTACTCTCAAACGCGCTGCTTCTCCTTACGCAATAAAGATTGACTTCCTTCGCTTCAGCTCCAGCTTGAGCGCCTCCTTGCACTTCAATATAATACCCATCGCTTTTGTCAAATGCACCAAATTTTTTAATATCAGTTGAGTCAGTGGTAGTGTTCATTCGCACGCCAAATGTGACAGCACTAACACGACCAGGCTGGTATCTAAAGAATCTTTTGCTGCTTAAAATTTGATACGCAATAGTGGCACCAGTTCCAAGATTGATTTCGGCTGCGCTTTCTGTTGGAATGTGAGTGGTGGTTCCAGTGCCTTCACTTTCCCATTCGTTTGGATTTACGTCATAAGTGGTGACATCAGCAAAAATGCCAAGCGCAACTTCAGCGCGAGGAATGCCAAGTAGGCTTAAGCTAACTTCACTAATTTGCTGATTTTGAACAGCAACAGGAACTGCTTCTTGGTCTGACGCAATGACAACAGGAAGGCTGTCCTTTGCCAATTGAGGGCCAGGAGGGATTGGTGCGGTACGGCCAACCGTAACAACACTTACGCCTTCTTTCAGTTCGTTAGCCATAGCTATGGGAAGCAGTTTGAATTAGTGTTGCCAATAAACACATTACCAGCAACAACAGTGTCTTGTTTTAGTCTATAAACAGAACCACCAATTGCAGCATCAGTAACTCCAGTCAACGTTGGGACAGTAAACGTGTAAGGAGCAGTGTAAGAGATATTGGTGAGGCCGCTATAAATGGTAGAACTTGTACCATCATAATTGATTGACGATTGCGCTGTGCCACTAAACACAACTCGCTCGGAAGAAGCCAAACCATGATTAGTTTGCGTAATAAATACACCACTAGCAACTGAAGTCAAATTAGAGAGTTCGTTCTCCGTTTCAATTCGCATGTCCCAAGTAATGGAATTCAACGCCTCCGGCACAACGTAAGTCGATGGAAAGAAAACTTTGTTTTCAGTGTTGCTAAAAAACGCCTCGTAAGTGTCCCACAATTGCGCCGTTTGAGCAGACGAAAGCCAAAGTCTCACACGACCGGCAGTAAGAGGCTCTTGCTTTTGCGTGTTGATTGTTAAAATCTGCTCTCTAGTGCCAGAGCTTGTTGCTTTCCAGGCTGAAGCGCAAACTGTCACGTCGTTCAAGTTGAACGGATTGCCGTCTTCATCCTGCAACAATATACTCATTCCATCGAAATAATCCCTACGCAACAGGCGTAGATCGATTTTAGGAGCAATGGAAGTGGGAATAAAAGTGGTCATGCTGCAACTTCTCGATAAGTGAGCATTACGGTGTAATCAGCAGAACCTGCCAATACGGCATTAATCTTTTCGCCAGAATTGCTTTCAAATAATCCAAGAGGATTGCTCATGGTTAAGTTGCCTTCGCCAGCAATATGGAAAGGAGGCGTAAGGTCAGTAGAGGCGCCGCTTTGGAATTGCACAGTGCAACCAGAATTGGCAGTAATTGCCATTGACATCACTCGAAGCTTGTTGCTGGCCACTGCCGCAATAACGTCACTACTAACGCCACTAGCAACAAATGCGCTTTTTAAACTAGAAGTGAAGGCATCGTTATGAATGACGAACGGATCAGCGTTTGATCCAGCACCAGTAGCCTTCACATAAGCGTTGTTACCAGTTGCATCAAGCCCGAAAAGATTGGCCATGTCAGAAAATTAAGAACAAATAACGTTGGTTTTGTAATATTGTACCATCAGATCTGTTAATGACTTGAGGCGTGGTGAAGTCAAATTCAAGAGGGCTTGTTTGAACCTTTGGCGCATCAGAAAATGCAGACCTATCGCCGTTGACGGTGATTGTGATAATTCTAGCTTGATAAGACGAGTCTAGGACGTAATTATCAGCAGGAAAACGAATAAAGTTGCCAGCAGTTGTTCCAATCGTTATCCATTGCTCATCTACAGTATTTTTAATCTGCACCTCAAACGACTCGATGTCAGGGTGATTGCGTGGCGGATTCCAGCAAACAGCAGGATTAATTGCGTTCAATACTGAATAATCAGAGAACTGCGGAAAGTCCCAGTAGATTTCGTTGTAAGCCATTAGCCGTAACTCTCCAATACAATTGTCGCACCATTGACGCGAGGCACCACTCTTGGCCTATTTGTTTCGCCGCGATAGTTTGACAATAACGTATCATTATCAGCAATACTAAACTTGCTTTCGTCGTACAACGAAGCCAGTATTGTCACGATGCCATCGTCCTCAACAAGAGACGTGACGCGAAACTTCCTGACGCTACTATCGTTCTCCTGCAGCACCCAAGGGGCGCCAGCAACTGGGGCGGAGGACAATGGAGAGGAAAGATTGAGGACTGACGTGCTCCCTGCTCCGTTCGTCAAAGATCGCGTTTGAATGGTGCCATTTGGCAGCATTACTGAAGCTTGATACGTTGATCCGCCAACAATCGTAAATGGTGCGTCAATCGTTATGGCGCTTGTAGTGGAAGACACAACTCTTCCTCCATAGCGCTTTCCTTCTTTTGCTGGATCTGCAATGCCAATAATTTCACCAGGCAAGACAAAAAGCCCTTCAGACGCAACTTTAAATGTGACCACTTCCGTTTCAAGCTGGTCACTAAGCAGCGTCCATCGACCAATGCGTTGCGCTTGTCCTTGTGATGTAGTGCCTAAAGCTCTGATGTTCGTTTCTCTGTAGCCATAGCGTTCAATACCTGCTCTGTCTTCAACATATTCCGTTTTGGTTTTGTATTGATCCTCAGGATCGTTCCATGACACAAGCGCAACAGTTTTGC